GATGGTGTGATACTCGATGAATATAGAGAAAAACAATGTCAAGACCCATTAGAAAAAAGAGGAGTTGACAGTAATCTTTGGATATGGCAACCACCGAATTATACTAAAGATTATGTACTAAGTGCTGATGTCAGTAGGGGTGATGGTACGGATTACTCTGCTTTCCACGTTATGGATATAGAAACTATGGAACAGGTAGCTGAGTATAAGGGTAGGATGTCTACAAAAGATTTTGGTAACTTATGTGTTAATGTTGCTACGGAATATAATAACGCTTTATTGGTTGTTGAGAATAACAACATAGGTTGGGCTGCTCTACAACAATGTATCGATAGAGGTTATGAGAATTTATTCTACACAAGTAAAGATTTAAAGTATGTAGATACCGAACATCAGATAAATAATAGATACAGAACTCAAGACAGAAATATGGTAGCCGGATTTAGTATGACTATGAAAACAAGACCATTAGTAATATCTAAATTAGAAGAATATTTCAGAGAAAAATCAGTAATTGTTCGTTCAAATCGATTAATTGATGAATTGTTTGTATTTATATATAACAACAATAAAGCTGAAGCGATGCAGGGATATAACGATGATTTAGTTATGAGTTTTGCTTTGACTCTTTGGGTAAGAGATACTGCATTAAGGTTAAGAAATGAAGGAATAGAATTAACAAAGAAAACTTTGAGTGGTGTAGCATCACAGATGATACCACAGAAACCAACCAATAAGACTAACTCTTGGGAAATGGAAATAGGTCCCAACGGTGAAAAAGAAAACTTAGATTGGTTAATTAACTAAGAGGTAAAATTATGGCTGAAAAAGATTTATTTTCAAGATTAAGAAGATTATTTTCTACAAATACAATTGTTAGAAATATTGGTGGTAGAAAACTGAAGATTGTAGACACAGGACAATTACAATCCAATATCCAAACTAACTTGGTAGATAGGTATAGTAAGCTATACTCGAATATGCAACAATACGGATATAGTGACCAATTGTATCAACAACAGTTACGTTTAGGTTTATTTAGAGATTATGAATCAATGGATACTGATTCAATTATTGCATCTGCTTTAGATATTTACTCAGATGAATCGACTATGAAAAATGAATATGGTAAGGTATTAGACATTCAAACAGATAATAATCAGATATACGATATTTTACATAATTTATTTTACGATATAATCAATATTGAGTTTAATCTTTGGCCGTGGGTTCGTAATATGAATAAATATGGTGACTTCTTTTTACAACTAGAAGTAACAGAAAAGTACGGAGTAACAAATGTTACACCAATGTCAGCTTATGATGTTGCTCGTATGGAAGGACACGACCCAAATAATCCACAATTGGTTCAGTTTATGTTAACACCACAGGGAGATGCTAATAGACATACGGAGAAAAAACAAGATACTAAGACTTTCGAAAATTATGAGATAGCACACTTTAGATTACTATCAGATTCTAACTATGTTCCTTATGGTCGTTCTATGTTAGAAGCTGGTAGAAAAGTTTGGAAACAATTGACTCTTATGGAAGATGCTATGTTGATACATAGAATTATGAGAGCACCAGAAAAGAGAATATTTAAGTTAGATATTGGTAATATACCACCAGCTGAAGTTGATAACTTTATGCAACAGACAATCAATAAGATGAAGAAAGCTCCTGTGATAGATGAGAAAACAGGTGACTACAATCTTCGTTACAACATACAAAATCTTACAGAGGACTTTTTTCTACCTGTAAGGGGTGGTGATAGTGGAACTAATATTGAATCACTTAGTGGTTTAAGTTATGATGCTGTAGATGACATTGAGTATCTGAGAAACAGACTAATGGCTTCATTGAGAGTTCCAAAGGCTTTCTTAGGATATGAAGAAGGATTGGGTTCTAAAGCTACATTGGCAGCTGAAGATGTTAGGTTTGCCAGAACAATTGAAAGAATACAAAGAATCGTAGTTAGTGAATTGACTAAGATTGCTGTCGTTCATCTCTACTCACAGGGATTTAGAGACCAAGAACTTGTAAATTTTGATTTAGGTTTAACAAATCCCTCAACAATCTATGAACAAGAAAAACTTGAATTATGGACACAAAAAACTTCTTTAGCTGATTCAATGGTTAGGGATGGTTTAATGTCATCCGAATGGATTTACAAAAATATATTTGGTTTTACAGATGAACAGATTAAAGATAATGATGACCAGATAGTTTTTGATTACAAAAATAAATTTAGAAGACAACAGATTGAATCGGAAGGTAACGATCCTGCTAAAAGTGGACAATCACAAGGTACACCATCGGATTTAGCTATGGGTAGAACTGGTCATGAGTTAGATGACAAAGGTGGTTCAGAAGAAGGTGGACAGCCAGGTGCTGGAAGACCTAAAGAAGCTAACAAATACGGTAAAGATAGTGGTGCGAGAGGTAGAGATCCATTGGGTGCGCATGACAAAAAGATGTCTTTTAGTAATACTGCATTGAAACACTACGAAAATTTGTTCAAACATTTGGGTACAAATGCTAAAACACTTATTAATGAGTCAAAAGAGATTGAAGATGAATATAAATCTGAAGTATCTTCCATTAATACTAAGAAAAATTAACTAACGATATATTTATATATGAAGTATTGTACAATGATTGGAGTTTAAAATGAGTTTAAAAACAAAACACTCAAAAATTCGTAATACAGGTATCTTATTCGAATTATTGACAAGACAAATAACAGTTGATGTTCTGAATAACGATAAAAAAGGTTCAGCTGCAAAGATTTTAAAAGAATTTTTCAATAAAAAAACACAATTAGGAAAGGAATACGAACTATACAGAGTTCTTACAACCGAAAATTACAAGTCTGAAATAAAAGCTAACCATTTAGTTGATGCTGTAGTAAAAGCACACAAAAAAATTAATAATTCGACTCTGAAAAGAGAAAAATACAACTTAATCAAAGAAATCAAAAAAAATTACAATGTAAATGATTTTTTTATGGCTAGAATTCCAAATTACAAAGTCAATGCTTCAATATACAAAATCTTTGATTCGAATTACGGTAGAAATCCTGCTTCTGAAACCCAAAGTAGATTTACCATAGTAGAACACATCACAAGAAAAGCTATTTCATCTGAAAAGAAAGAAAAAGCACTTGTTGAGGGTTACAAAAAGCAAGAAAAAGATTTAAGACTTCTTGCTTACGGTATATTAGTAGAAAAATTCAATAAAAAATATAGTTCGTTAAGTCAATCACAGAAAAAACTTTTAAAAGAATACATAAACAATATTTCAAACACAAATTCTTTGAAAGATTTCATAGAAACTGAAACTTTAAGAGTAAAATCTAAACTCCAATCATTTTTACCTAAAGTTGATGATAAAGTTACAAAGATTAAACTTAATGAGGCTATAAATCAGGCAGATACCCTTATGAAAGGCAGAATAGTTGAAGATAAACAAGTAGTTACGCTAATGAGATATTATCAATTAGTTAAGGAGCTTGAAAATGTCAAAAATGGATAAACTCAAAGAGATTATCAGAGAGTTAATCAAAAAGGAGCTCGAAGAAGCTTCTACCTCAGCTGCCACACCTGGATATCAAACTCCATATGCTTTTTCCGACCCTAAAAAAGACAAAAAGAAGAAAAAGAAAAGAGATTTGGGTTCAACTGGCTACAATTATGTTAGTGAGGGTAAGTACCACGATTATAGAAACGATGAAACTTTGTCACCAAAACAAAAGATTGGTCGTTCTATGAGAGAGATTAGAGATAGTCTCAATAATTTAGATAAATTAGTAAAGATGAATGTACGTTTAAAGAATGAACTAAATGTAGATTCTAGGTCATATTGGAAAAATACACATAAGGCTTTAAACAAAATAAGTGAGAGGTTAGTAAAACTAGCGAATAAGGTAGGTCAGTTACAGTAACCGAGATTACTATGGCGTTTGAGGATAAAAAGAAGTCCTATATGGACACTCTTTTTAGTATTTCGACTTTGTTGAAAAGATGGCAAATAGAGATACAGAAAAAAGATGTAGATAAGAATTATATGTTGAGAAGGCTTGGCCAATGGATAGAACAATTGGAAAGTCTGAAAACAGAAATAATGATGGAGAAAGACTAATGATTTCACTATTAGAAATTGCACAAAGTATCAATGAAGTCGATGACGACAAAATCATCAAGTATAAAGATAAGGATGGTGAGTCTCAGGAGATGACTGCTGGTGCTGCTAAAAAGATGGATAAAGACCATCCAGCAAAGCTAGCTTGGGATAAGATGAGTGGGCAAGAAAAAGGTGGTGATGATAGTGAAAAAGATGCAGGTGGTAAGTTAGGCGGTGGTGATTTTGATAGAGATGCAAATAGAGCAGCTGACGATGAGGCTGATGATATGGATAGAGATGCGAGATTTGCTGCTGATGCAGAAGATGATAACGAAAAAAGTGATGATGTAGAAATATCAGACGCTAATTCTGGTCCTATTGATAGAGATGATATTATGGATATGTTGAAGAACGATTCTGAGATAATGGATAAGATAGGCACAGGTGATGACGATGATTTATATTGGGATGGTTTAGATTTGGTGAGTTCAAAAATGGATGACCAAACAGTTGCATCTATAGATGGTGATTCTAATATGACTCTTGGTGATTTGAAAAAACAAATAATGGATTTTGAGTATGAAGAAGAAGATGATCCAGAGAAAGTGTCTCAATTCTATGATGAAACCATCACAATCAATGGAAAACAATACAAACCAATCAAAGAAGGAAAGAAAAAATCTAATCCTCGTATATTAAAAGAGATTTATGATAGAACATTTAGGAGTCTAAAATGAAACAATTAATAGTAGATTATTTACCATTCGAAGTACAGCCACATCAGATAAGTGAGGCTATGAAAGAAAACAACGGAAAATTAGTTGTTAAGGGTGTTCTACAAAGGGCTGATACCAAAAACCAAAATGGTAGGGTATATCCTAAAGATATTCTTATGAGAGAAGCAAAAAAGTATTCTGAAGGGTTTGTA